AGATGTTATATTTTTGTGTTGTCCTATTGTAGTTTCTATAAACTACTACCCAACCGTCTTTAATCAACTTGTTCCAGCGTCTGTTATCCCAACTGTAAGCGTATGTACCGATTTTAAAATCTTGTTTTGTAAACATTCCCATGCAATCAAAGTATATAAGTAACTCTAAATCAGCATCGTTAAGCTTGTTATTCCTACAAGCCCATCTTCTAATTATCCGATAGTGTTTAAGTAGGTTTAAGTCCCTAATGTCACTAGCTTCTAATCTTCTCACAAAACAACTACAATATCCTGTACTTTAATTACAGTGTATTGATCTTTATCAAATTCTATTATATGTCCAGCGTGTTTATCATAATAGATTTCATCGCCTTCTTTTAAAACTTTCACTTCGTCACTAACAGAATTAATGACAGCTTTAATGTATCTTATATCTTCTCTATCTTTCTTAACCAAAAGTAAACCACCTTTAGTTTTATCGCCCGTAACTTTTACAGGCGTTATAATTATGTTACTACCTATTGCTTTCATCGATTCTCAAGTTATTGATTACACAATCAGTTGATAAAATCGTTGTAGCTACGGAAGCTGCGTTACGAAGTGCACTTTTGGTAACTAATAGAGGATCTATAATTCCTTGCTTAATCATATTTACCATATTACCTGTAACCACATTAAGACCTCTACCTTTACTCTTTGGTAATTCATATTCTAATATACCAGCGTTATCTAATATTGTCTTAAAAGGTGCTCTAATCGCTTCTAGTAACACTTCTTCTCCAGCTGACTTAGCAGCTATATTTTGTGAAGCGTTTAGTAGTGCAATTCCGCCTCCTGGAACAATACCTTCTTTTATCGCAGCCTTAGTAGCACATATAGCATCTTCTACTCGATCTGTTTTTTCTTTTAACTCTATATCAGAATTAGCACCAACTTGAACCACTGCAATTTTAGCTGATAACCTAGCTAATCTCTTTTCTAAGCGTATTACCGCTCCTGGGTTCTGTGTAGTTGATAAATCTTCTTTAATTTGCTCTATGATCTCTAGAATCTCTTCTGATGAATCCTGAACCTGTATAATAGTATCTTTTTCAGTTGTTACTGATCTGATGCAATTACCTAGAAGTTCTGGTTGGATTAAATCCATATCATCGCCAAGATCTTCGTTAATAACAGTTGCTCCTGTTAATAAAGCTAGATCATCTAGTATTTCTCTTTTATTAATACCAAAAGTAGGTGCATTTATAATGTTTACTTTGATATTACCTTTAGTTTTGTTCATAGCTAGCGTAGAAGCAACTGCTGGTTCTACATCTGCAATGATTAATAGAGGTTTGTCATTTTTAATAACATATTCTAAAACAGACTGTATTTGTCTTACATTTTCAACAGGTGATTCAATGAGAAGTACTGCAGCGTCTTTTAACTCTGCTGTTTTCTTAACGTGGTCAGTTATAAAGTGTTGGTTAGTCATACCTTTATCGTATTGAACTCCGTCAACTATTTCAACAACTGTTTCAGCTTCAGCTGATTGTTCCATCATCACTACTCCTGTGTCTCCTACAGCTCTAAACGCATCACCAATAATTTTACCTAAATAAGGATCGTTATTAGTTGATATAGTAGCGATTTGATCAATCATATCGCCTTGAACGCTAGTACTGTTTTTCTCTAGGTATGCCACTACTTTGTCGGTTGCTTTTTCAATACCGCTTTTTAAGTCTCTAGAACTTATATCAGCTTGAACTTTCTGAGCTTCCTTTAGTACAGCATAAGCTAGAACTGTGGCGGTAGTTGTACCGTCTCCAGCTTCTCTTACTGTTTTACGAGCTGCTTCTTTTAAAAGCGTAGCTCCCATATTTTCTACTGGGTCCAGTAATACTATTGTATCGGCAACTGTTACACCATCTTTGGTGATTAACGGGTTACCTGAACCATCTTCTAGTAGTACACATTTACCGCTAGCGCCTAATGTGGAGCTAACGGCTTTTGTGAGTTTGTTTATTCCTTCAAACACTTTATCTTGAGCTTCTTGCCCAAAAGAAAGATTCTTGACTATTAAGTCTGACATATTTAATTTAATTTAATTGAATTGATTGATTGTAGTTTACTTGAAGGTTTTGACAACTTTAGGACCATCTAAGAAAGCAACTTTCTTTTTAAAGTGCTCAACTGAAGAATCTATTGCTTTTTCAGCACCTTCAATTGTTTCTCTTCTGGTTACGTCGTGCCAAGTGTCTTTTTCTTTAACATCTTGGTGTTCGGTTTGGTAGAATCCATTTGCTAATTGTACTATCCTCCAGTTAGACTTTTCAGATAAATGTTTCCATAGCTCTATGGTTTCTTGGGTTACTTGTGGTTGACTATTCCACGATTGAGTCTGGTAAAAAAACGTCATTGGTTTTGGTTTTATTGGTTGGTTTACACTTTTGGTTTAATCATAGCTAGTAAACCGTTAACTATGTTTTATATTATCACTTGTTTTTGTTGTTATTTCCAGCTTTAACATTAAAATCCTTTACCTTGTGCGTACAAAGCAGCTATTTCTAAATCTGTCAAAGTTATGTCGTATAATTGAATTTTACTTAAATAACCATTATAACCTTGTGAGAATCCACTTCCATTCCACCTAGCGCCTATATAAGCTGTTTGAGCTGTCACTGCTACTGGGTTAGCTGTTGAGGTAGCCACTTTTGCTCCATTTATCCATAAATCTACTAAGTTTGAAGAATTTACATTACCTATCACGTTATAATAAGACGTTGTGTTGTTGTACACAAAGCGAGCTTGAGCATTTCCAATTCTTATAGTTGTATAGGTGTTATCAAGAAAAACAAATGTTTCTTGAGCTTGACCATTACCAATAGAAAAAGGAAATCTAGTTGAATAGTCGTTTGGCTTTATCCAAACAGAAAATGATTTAGTAGCATTTAAACTATAATTACTTATGTTCACGTATTGACTCGTAGATCCATTAAACTGAAATCCTTTTTCTGTAGAGTTATAACTAGCTCCAGTTATAGTGCCATTATGATTATTACCTGATATATCGTACCAAGTTGATCCAGTTGTAGGCCAAGACGTAATATTATTAGCGTCTAAATACATTTTTAAGCTAGTAGGATAAATCACTTCATAAGTAATACCATACCATTTAGTTCCGTCCCAGTATTCTACTTTATCTGTAGTAGAGTTGAATATCATTTCACCTGTAGATATTGTACCTGTGGGTGTTGTTGATGTAAAAGTTATTGTACCCGTGCCTACAGTTGTAAAACTAAGTACGGTGTCTGTGCCTACTGTAGTTTCTGTTGGTGTTAAGCCTGTAGCTGTATAATTAGCTATATCAGCCGTTGCGTATCTAAGTATAACAACTCCAGAACCACCTTTAGCTCCAGTAAGGTCTGTTGCGCTAGCAGGCGCTTTAGCTCCTCTAGCTCCATCGCCAGTGTTGTCACTTCCGGCTACGGAGTTGGTAGGAACTGATGTAGGTGATAAACCACCTTGAGCGTATGTTATAGAAAAACCTGTTATATTGTTCGGCAAACCAGAACCTCCAGCGCCTCCACTACTAGAAGTAGCATTAGCACCCGCAGATCCAGCACCTCCACCGCCACCACCGTTTCTAGCACTTTGTGGATTTCCAAATGAGTTTCCACCGTTATTTCCTTGCGTAGGTGACAAGGTTGCAGATCCTCCAGTGCCAGCAAATTGTCTAGCACCAGCACCACCACCAGAGCCTCCATCACCTCCATCTCTTTCAGCAGCACTATCGTCACCAGCTCCACCATATCCACCACCGGTTGCTGTTATAGAACCAAACGCGGAATCAGACCCTGGGTTACCCTTGAAACTTTGTGCTGCTGCGCCGGTAGCGCCTCCAGTTCCACCATCACCTACAGTTACTGTGTATCCAGAACCTCCAGTTGCTAAAACCAAACTAGTGCCGCCTACATTAGTTAACAAGCCACCTCCACCGCCACCACCTGATCCTCCATTAAAATGACTAGCTCCACCGCTACCACCACCTCCAGCAACTACTAAGTAGTCTATATTGAAAGGTGTAGTTATAGGTGCATTCATAGCAATTCTCTGCGTGGTTGTCATTACAGGTAATTGCGTAGCTGATGTTGAATCTCCTAGATTAAATAATTCAGGGTTTGTTATTTTTGTGTTTGCCATGTTTTATTTAATTATGTTATTGGTGTTTTTCCAAAGTCAGTTGCTCTTTCGTTGAAAAAGGCTATTATTTCTGCTTGAGTCTTTGAATTGTTCCAATATCTTATTTGACCATAATTTGCGTCTCCATAAGCAATACTTGTTTTTCTAAGAATTCCTATGTTAGTAGAGGTAGACGTTGCATAAGACACATAATCAACCCAACCACTGCTAGAACCAGTTCCGGTTGAGGTAGTTGATTGCTGAATTCCATTAATCCATATTTCTTTTGTTGTGCCATTCAGTTGACAGAATATATGCTGCCAGGAAGTGTTACCACTAAGAGCTCCTAATTCAAAATATTGATCTGAAGTTGTTCCGTTTCTGTATGCTACATACACGTTTCCTAAATCTGATAACCATCCAATGTAAAAATAATCATTTGCATTAGTAGTAGATGATGTGCTAAAAAAGTATGCTCTAGATGTGTTAGTATTCAACTTAACCCAGCACTCTACTGATATAACACCGTTTGTAGCACCAAATGGTGGAGCGGTATTAGGCAAACCAAAATAATCTCCACTGGCAATATCATACTCTTTTTGAGGAGATGTTCCTGTAAGAGCAGGTGTTCCGTTAGATGTTAAAGCATAATTATTAGCTGAAATATCAACCCAAGAAGTGCTGCTAATTCCAGAAGCTGGATCGTTAGCATTTAAATATAAAACTAAAGTTGGATCTACTACAGCAGACTCTGTAGCTGCAAAATACTGCCAAGCAGTTCCGTTGTAATGCGCTATAGCACTATCAGAGCTAGCTACAGTTTCTTCAGTATCATTTCTAATCATACCTTGCGCAGCAGCTGCTCCAGCAGGTTGATTGCTATTATCACCACTTGGTATTTTTAAACCCGGTAAACTTGTTGATTTATCAAAGTCCGTTACAGGTGTTGTTACTCTAGTATTTGCCATATTATGGAGTTAATGCGAATGTTATTGTTCCTGTTCCTGTCGCGATTGGATTAGCGCAAATAATAGTAGTTATAAAGTATCCTGATACGGAGTTGCTAGTTGTTGAACTTAAATCACTACCTATTTGCGAAGTGTCTATAGTGTAATCACTTGGATATTTAAGTATTACGATTCCAGAACCTCCAAGGCCTCCAGTACCACCACTACCTCCACCGTAATTACCACCACCACCTCCACCTCCAGTGTTATTTGCTGCGGAAGGCCCATTTGTATATGGAGCTTTTCCAGAAGCTCCAGCAGCTCCTCCGCCAATACCACCAACAGTAATATTACCGTTAGTGTAATTAGCTCCACCACCTCCACCAGCTATACTAAAAGCTTGTCCAGTTATACTAGTGGCAGCTGTATATGTTTTTCCAGCTCCACCGTCTCCAGCGGTACCAGATGTTCCGGCGTTAAAACCAGCTTGAGTAGCTCCACCACCTCCACCGCCACATTGCCAAGTGCTAGAACCTGGTCCTCCAACACCACCATTATTTCCTAAACCAGTTCCGATTGCAGATCCTCCATTAGCCGCAGCTCCACCCCAGTTGCCACCTGCACCACCACCAGAACCACCGTCGGATCCAGTGTTTCCAGATGAACTATCTCCAGGAGAACCACCACCACCACCTATAGCTGTTATGTTGTAAAACGTAGAACTACCACCGTTATTTCCATTCGAACCATTATCCGCACCAACTACAACCCCAATACCACCAGCTCCTATCGCTACGGTGTAAGGAGTTGCATCGCTTAAAGTAATGCTTGATGCGCTTTCTTTTAATTCACCAGCACCACCACCACCTCCACGGTAAAAACCACCACCAGCTCCTCCACCAGCAACCACTAAGTAGTCAACTGTTAATGGTACTTTAGTAGGTCCAACTTCTTCTAAAAACTGCCAATCTGGAGCGCCACCGTTATCGGTGTAAACTTCAACTTTGCTTGGAGTAGTTTCAGTGCTCTCACGTATCATACCGATAGATGGTGATGCTGGTCGCTCTAAGTCGTTACCTTTAGCTATAACTAAGCCTCCGGTGTTTCCACTCATATCTACAACGCCAGTTGAAACTTTAGTTAATGCCATTTATTATAGTGTTGGTTTTGTGTCTGGAAAGTCAGATGTTGATGGCCAATCGCGCAACGTTTGTCTATACGTCATGTAAGAAGCATGTGACCCATGATCTGGTATAGCGCATATCCAATCTGTTTTTTTTAGTTCTTCATCTCTCCAATTTTTTGCAAAATCTTGTTTAGCTTCATCAGACCACAAACTTGTGTCTATGGGTGAAGTTTCGCGTTTTAGACGTGGTTTTTTTGTTATATTTTCTATTAGAGCCATAATTATAATGCTTTTATGTATAGTCTATTGTTAGTGTCTTCTGTCGTTATCTTAGACCCAGCGTGAACCTGAGCATTAGATGTGTTTATACCCATTGCTGCGTAATCTGACGTGTTTGAAGTTGTTATTCCTCTTGAATACATCGTTTTAATACCACTTGCTTTTTCAAAGATATCTATAGTGCCCCCTGAGTTATCAGCGGAAGTGTTAGCACCATTGCCTTTAGCATTTTCAAGTTGTGTAGAATTTAATTCAGATGGATTAAACATAATAATTCTACCTGAATTATCTGTTTCAACAGGAGTTCCATAGCAACCATTTCCATCAAAGTCAACATAAACTGATAACCTGAAATCTTCCGTGTGATTGTTTGTATAATAAATAATATTTTTATCTCCATTATCCCAGGTACCGCGGCGGTTTGTAACGGCAGGAGTATTTGGTTCATCTAAAATCAAATAGCCAGATCCGCCGTTGTTATTTATTACATACGAATTATTATATAGCATTCCTTCATAGGCTCCTGTAGATTTGTTAAATGTATGAACTTGCCAAGGATAATGGTAATTAAAGTAATAGTAATATTGAAAATAGCTTCCTGTTCCTATTTTTACATTTATCAATATCTGTGTATCGGTTACAGCAAATTGACTACCTATTCTTATGCCGCCAAAACCAGTTCCGTTTTCCGCACCCAAAGAAAGGTCATATCCAGAAGCTGCTGTTGGCACACCTGATGGCACAACATCATCACCTGCGCTAAAAGTATAAGTACCGTTACTCGATGAATTTGTATTTCCACCTGTTACCTTGCGCAGTTTCCACGTGTTTAGCTCGCCTCGTCCTGAAACGCTGTTTGTAAAATTACCTCTGTAAGGCATACCATTACCGCTGGAGGGCGAGAAATTAGGCATCAAAGCCCAATGATCAGTCCCGTCAAAATTCGGAAGTGTTCCATAGCTGTTGAGATTTGAAGAATCTTTACTGTAATAGGTATTTCCCCATCTTTTATTGCTTGACGTGCCGTCTATATAAGGATTTTCAATTTTACCGTCGCTATCCTGAGTAGTAGCCGAAAAATATTGATACCCTTTCCAATTATCTAATTTGGTAAAATATGAAGTGTTATTAAAACTGTCATTACGAAAAGTTTGATATGATGTGATGGAAGATTGTGGCGAAGGTCCCACGTACGAACGAATCCCGTTATTCGAAGGTTGGTCCGACAAGCCTAAAGTCGGTAGATCCGGATACACGCTAAGGTCACTTTCACCCACGCCTGATTTTAGCCAAGTAGAGTTATTACTATCCACATATAGAGGAGCATTTAGCGCCGCTGGTTTAAGAGAAAGGTCGCCTATAGAACTACCTCCGCCTCCTGAAGAAAAAAAATCTGTTAATTCACTCATATTATTTATTTATTATTTTATACATTACCGATTATTATCCATCCTTGAGCCGCTATATTAGACCATATCATTTCAAAAGCAGCTGTAGGTGTGTTTATTGTCATTGGTCCTGCTTGACCCATTATTTTATCCGTTCCACTAGTAGCTATTATATTAGCTAATCCGCCTATATTAGATATCTTTATTGAATCACCTGCAGTTGGAGAAGCTGGTAGAGTTAATGTAGAGATAGAACCACCTGCGGTAGCTGTGAATATATATAAGCTATTAGCAACTCCTGTTGGTGTTGTTCCACCTGTTACTTCAATAGGATTAATCCTTAGATTAACACCGCCAGTGGTGCTGGTAGATTGTCCTATGTCTACGCTAGATACTAATGCTCCTGAAACAGCACCTGATGTTGTTTTTGTTTGTATATTTGTACCTGTTGGAGGTTCTGAACCAGTAACAAAACTTAAAGCGGTTCCAGATACAGTGTAAGTTGAAATCTCTTGGTAAACACCATCAATAAATACATCGACAAAGCTCGTTGATCCTCCAGATGGAGTCGCTCCTAAGGCAAAAGGTCCTACTGTTCCGTTACCAGAGGAATTATTTGTTGTTATGGTACTAGCACCACCGCCACCAGCAGCTTCTG